GAGCCCTTCACGGCTGTCGTCCACGAAATTAAGAAAGCAGCTAATAGGCAAGCCCCTGGTAGTTCCCCCATTAGAAAGCACAGGAGTACTAAACATAAACCAAAGTTTACTAGCATAATCATATAACCTTTGTGCATGTTCTTCGTCATTCGCAAAAGCTTTTGCTGCTCGTGCGAAAGCATCTTGAGGAGATATTTCTCCATCAATTAAATATCTGTCTTGCAGAGTTTTCTTACTAAACTCTGATAGATACCGATCTCGTCGATAATCTACTGTTACATTAAACGACACCTAACATTCTCCCTTGTATATCTGATATGTTATCAGACCCAATCGCATCATCGCAATAAGTCATTAAATCCATAAGTTCATAGTTTTCTAAAATTTGTTCTGCATTTTCGTTTAATGCTTGAATAAACTTATATCGACTATCAATCGGAGTTGCATCATAAATACTCATTGCATCTCCATATTCTTGAATCAACTGTACAGCTCTCTTTGGGCCTATTCCAGGTATGCCTGGGACATTATCACCCTTGTCTCCTGTTAGACATTTAAGAGAAATATACTCTTCGGGAGAACATTCATAGTGCTCAGACCATGTATCAAGCGTGACTTCCTTCCTCGTCACATATGAGAATCGTCCGACGTTTTCTTGAATAAGTAAATCCCAGTCTCTATCACTCGAAATAAGCCAAATATATTCTAAACCATACTTATTTCTTTCTTTTACCAAATGAGCAGCAATATCATCTGCCTCTACACCTTTGTATCGAAGTACAGTATATCCTGCTTCTTCGAGTACTTCTAGGGATGCTTCAAACTCTTCAAAGAACTCTTCAAATGCGATTCGTTCTTCTTCTGTTTGCTCTGCAAACTTTTCTTTTCGATTTTGCTTGTACTCAGGGTTTATACCTTTTCTATAGCTAGAAGAACCCCAGTCTGCTGCAATAATTAAATTTTTACAGTCATAAGATTTTGCAAGAGACTCTACAGTACGTTGATAATCATATCGAAAGTCTGTACGTCCTTGATGCTTCCATCGAAATGCTAAGTTTAGCGCGTCTACTATAAGTGTGGTTTTATCACTTGGATTTACAATTTTTTCACTAAAACTGAATGCCATTTTTTAAAAACTCCACTGTTTCGTTTTCTAACCAATCTTCCGCGAGAAGAATGAAACAGTTAAGAAACTGTATAAACATCCATTCTTCAGTTTGTTTCGGCTGTAAATTTGTTACAACAAACACAGGAGAACGATTATATTTAAAGAAAAGAAGAGGCTCTTGGTCTCCTCCTTTCGCTTGTACTTGTACTTTTTTCCACCAGCGAATAAGATTATTTGTCTTTTTCGCAGTAAATATTTTATCTGAAAGAGGGGATTCAGAGTAGTTTTTTACTTCAATACAAAATCTATTTTTTTCATTCGGAACATAGAGATCGCCTTTCAAATACTCAAGAGCCCCTGAATTAGGGACTCTTTCAAACTGCAACCCCGTTGCGACCCGCAACATATCTCGTACTAAGTATTCTCCTCTTGCTCCTTTCGCTCTGCTATCAACCATATTGACTTCTTCTTTTTTTCGACTTTAGATAGTTCTTTGAGCTCTTCTTGCAGCTCCTGTTCTTTTGCTTTCTTTAACAACCACATTCTACGCTGTGCTGCTAGTCGATTCATTCAAGGGCACTCACATTTTCTCTCTTTACGACTTCAATTTTCTCTAGCAGAGGATGTGTCCAACCGTGACTGACGACATAGGTATTCAGATTTTCTTCGCCGAGTAATACTTCGACAAGTTTTTCTCTACCTGTTTCGTCAAGCACATTAATCACTTCATCTAAAAAGAGAATATTGATTCGTGATTTTGAAATACTACTCATTAGCTTACGAATTGCTATAAGAGTAGCGGTATTTACTCTTGCTAACTCTCCAGAAGAAAGAGCAAGTATATCAACAATGTTTCCATTGTCTGTAATTTGCACGTTTAGCTTATCATTACTTACAACAAATTCAAGAGTAAAACGCCCGTCGGAAAGCTCTCCAAGATAGGTGTTTACTAATTCTTCTAGTTCTTTTACTAGATTTTCTATTTTATAAGCGATTAAGCCGTTCGTGCTAAATGCTTTTTTCAATACTTCCAAATTAGAATATACACTTTCTACTTTATTTAAAGAGTCCTGTGCTTCTTCTAATTGTTGCAGAAAACTATCTGTCTGTTCCTGAATTACTTGGATTCGGGTGTTTTGCTTTGTTCTTCTTTCGTTTTCCGCCGTTGCATCCGCCACAGACTTTTTAATCGAAACCAAGTCAGCTCGTACTCCTGCCAACCGCTCTTCAAGCTCTCCTTTATCCAAGAGGGCCACTGGCAGATCTCGATCAATGCTTCGATAAAGGTCTTCCCACTCTCTTTGCATTTTGTTTTTATATTCGAAACGTTCATTGTTTCGTTTAATTTCTTGAATTCTTGTTGTAATTTCACGCATTTTCTCCTCTGCGAAAGAAATCTTTGTAGCTTCCTCCGTAATTAGACTTTGCTTGAATGTCTCTTGAACATTTTGCTCACAAGTCGGACATTTACCTTTCAAATCTTCCAGTTTTTTCATCAGCCTCTTTGACCCCGCTACGACCCCGGTAAGATTGCCAAGCTCTGACTGTAGGGTATCATATGATTCTTTTGCATTTACATCAATATTCTGTATTTCTTGAATATTTATTTGCTTGAGCAAAGAGATGCACTGATTATTTTGTGAGATTTTTTTATTTTTTTCCGAAATATTTTCAATTTCTTTCGTTAGTGAACGGAATTGCTTCTCAAGTTCTTCCGTATCATTTTCAATTTCTAGCATAGGCAGTACGATAGTATCTCTCAATTTATTATCGGACAACCATTTTTCCACAGTTGCTATTTTTGATTTAACTGCGGAAATTTCCAATGATAGATCTTTAGAAGCATTTTTAAATACTTCAAACAGCTCTACATATTCTTCCAGATGTAAAAGGTCAATAAGAAACTTCTTTCTTGTTGTATCTGTTGCTGTAAGAAACTGTAGGCTCGCATTTGTATTTTGGTATACAAGCTGCGAGAAAGTTTTAAAATCTATACCAATTACTTCTTGTATTGTTTTAAATGTATTTGTAGCTGTATGGCTTGAAATATCCTCGCCATTCTTTAAAAATGCTACTTTAATATTTGTTTTTCTATCTATTGAAACCACATACGAATCTTCATCTTTTGTAAACTCAAGATGAATGGTGTAGCCATTATTTATATAACGATTTGGTATATCTGCTTTTTTGATGCCCTTTGAGTTTTTGTTAAAAAGAGCTTCTTCAATAATTAACGGTATAGACGACTTGCCCATACCATTTGTTCCAATTATTTGAGTTACTATATTTTCTTCTAAGTCCAGGCTATTATTTGACCCGTAACTGAAGCAGTTATCCCATTGTAGTTTTTTGAGCGTAATCATTAAAAGTGCCTACTATATTTTGAATTTTATCATCTTCTAATTCCAAGATGTATGCTAGGTACTCTACTAACTCTTCTTGGATGCTCATGTCTTTATTGATTACCAAAGCTGTTTCACTACTACGTTTCACAACTTTTTTATCTAGTAAATCACTATTTTTTACATTTGCTAAATCTTGTATATCACCTTCCAATTCGTAAATTGTATGATGAAAGTCCGTAGATACCATTTCATCTGGTGAAGTTACTGTTTTACGAATAAGCTGCGGAAGATTAAAAGGCTCCCACATCCAAGACCAAGTTTTTGGATTTATTAAAATATAGCCTGTTTTTACCTCCGTTCTATGAAAAGAAGTAGTCATTGGAGAACCTGGGTATACAATATTACGTTGAGTATTATTATGGGCGTGTAAGTCACCCGCAAATACTACAGGGAAATCCTCAAATCTGTCTAAGTCCACCTCTGGCTTGACGTGCGGAGGTATTTCTCCTCGTACATGAGTAAACAGTGGTTCTGTTTGTACAAATTTTTCAATGCTTCCTTTTCTGTGTAGATCGGCGTAAGGAAGAACGCCAAAACCAAAATCGGGATCATGGTAAGAAATATCCACTATTTGAATTAAAGGGTTTATATCCCTACTTACTTGCTTTAGTTGAGTAAAGAAAGTTTTATTCTTTTTAGTTGCTTCGTGATTACCGTCATAGATTAAAGTAGGAATCTTTACTTCCCGAATAAACGAGAAGTAAAGTTCCAACTCTTCCATGTTCGGCAGACGGTCAAAAAGATCACCACCAATAATATGCATATTGCACTCATGTTCGAGACTATATATTTGCTCGAAAAATAACTTGTAGCGATTTAATGCCCACTCTCGTGGTACATTTTTTTGACCTAGCTTTATATGCCAGTCTGCCGTAAATAGAATCATGAAATAGCAAACTCCGCATCAAGTGCTTCTTCGTCAATTTCATTTGTGTCAGCCTGACGTACTCGATCGAGTAACTCTTTCTGAGCGTCAGGAGTAGGACGAGGCATAACATCATCCATAGACTTCAGACTTGCTACAAGCTCCAGCTCGTCATCATCGAGAGCACGAGGCTTGCACTTCAGCACTTGAAGTTGATACTCTACATTGTAGGGCAGAGGGCCAGTCTTAACTCGCTTGAACTTAACGTCCCAGCCAGTATCAGCATCAGTAGGATCACCAAGGTCTTCAGCAGCAGTGAGAATTTGCTCCCACAGCTTTTTCTTTAGATTGATGATCTTGACTTCGCCATTGTGAATGCACTGCATTACATAGCTCCAGCCACACTTGAGATCAGGGTAGTATTCACGAACCCAATCTTTTTCTTTATTATTGAACCGCTCCTCATTACGATCAAAAGACAAGCACTCCAGAGGAATGTTCTTGTCATTTTCACCAGTAACCCAATATACATACCTAGCAAGAATATCTCCTACCAGGCGTACAGAGTTATCCCCATCCTGATAGCTGTAAGTAGTAATGTTTGATTTTTGAGCAGCGCCCTTTGATTTGTTAAAGCTTAATGCCATTCTATTTTCTCCTGTGGGACTTCTTCGTACAAAAAATGCAACTTGTCATCTTCCATATAAAGTAGCCTATCGTTTTCTAAATGTTGAAAGGGATCTATTGGCATTTCCAATAAATCTAATGTAATATCGCCAGAAGCGAAATATTCACCAAGAGACCGCATACTCGCAAAAGCTAAGTATATTGCAATATCTCGACGAGAATATCTAAACGCATTGTATAAAAGAACATCAGGATGTACCAAGAAGCACTCTCCTGTAAAGTTTAATCCATAAAACTTATAGATAGGATCGTACTTATTTTGAGGTATACTATTCTTGACTAACATCTCAAATATTATAAAAATACTTGATGGATCGCCATTTGTAACCGTGAATATCTTTTTCCAGTC